CTCCGGCCCGATCGAGACATAGGTCCCCGGCACGATCCCCGGCGGCACGGAATCGTAGATCGCGCCATTCACCAGCGCATCGAGCGCGCTGTCCGCAGTCAGGCGCTGATAGATCGCCGCCTGCAGGGCGGCCGCCGCTCCGTAGCTCATGCCAGGACCTCCTCCTGCGCAAAGCAGGTCAGGTAATGCCCTTCCGCGTCCTCCTCCGTGACGGCGGTGATGCGGAAGATGCGCGCCCCCTCGCGAAACCGCTGCTCGGGTTTAGGCCGCGACGCGGCGCCCTGCGGCGCGGCGCGCACCGTGATCCGGTAGCCCACGCTCGACAGCGTGACGAACTCGCCCGCCCGCTCGTGTCCTGCCCCAGCCTCGACCAGTCCCCAGAGCGTGCCCAGTGCCACCCAGGTCAACCCATGGCCGCCCGCACCGTCCGGGACCCGCTGCGCCTCTTCCAGCACCAGCTTCCGGCTCAGCCTCGGCGCGCTCATGCCGAACCTCCGCCAAGCACGCGCACCGTTCGCCACCGCTCGATCAGCGCCATTACCCCGAAGGGCATCGCCTGTCCCGCGCCCGCCTCATGGCGGAACTCGTGGTACTGCGCGGCTAGAAGGAAGACCGCCTGCGCCAGATCGGCCGGCACGTCAGCCCAGACCGGGCCGAAGCCCGCCGTGAAGACCACCTCGACAGAGCCGCCGACCGGGATCCCCGGCAGCAGCGCGCCGGCCGCGACGAGTTTTGGCCGCTGCACGTCACGCACCAGACGGTAGCGCGCCGGGTCGATCAGTTCGGCCAGCCCGTCTCGGTCGCGGAGCGTGACCGAGACCAGCGCGCTCACCGGCGCCAGCGGCAGGGCCTGTGCATCCGGCCAGCGCCACGCATCGAGTTCGAGAAGGAACTCCCGCGCCACCAGCGCCTTGCTGACCCGCCCCTCGATCGCCGACACCGCGGCCCGCAGGTAGCTTTCCGCAAGCGCGTCCTGCACGGAGTCGTCGGCAAAGCCCGTGCCGAGCCTGAGATGGTCCTTGAAATCTGCCACCGGCAGCGCCGCCTGCGGCACCCCCGTCACTTCGCTCAGCATCATGTTCGTCTCCGGAAGTCACGCCCTCCCCCTCGGGGTTCGGGCGCGGGTCGGCCCCGCGTTGCTCGGACGGAGGGAGCAGCTAGACAACACGGGGGAAGTAGAAAGGGCGACCCGCGCCCGTCCGACCGGGACCCGAAGGCCCCGGCCGATCCGCGTCTCTTACGAGATCGCGAACTTCAGAAGCTTGATCGCGGCGAAATCGCTCACGTCGCCGCCCACGCGCTTGGAGGCGTAGAAGAGGACATGCGGCTTGGCCGAGAACGGATCGCGCAGCACACGCATGTCGGGGCGCTCCGCCACGGTGTAACCCGACCGGAAGTCCCCGAAGGCGATGGCATAGGCGTTGGCACCGATGTCCGGCATGTCCTCCGCGATCAGCACCTGATAGCCCATCAGCCGCGCAGGCTCGCCCGCGGCGAGCCCGTCCGACCACAGGAAGCGGCCGTCGGCGTCCTTCATCTTGCGCACGGCACCCGCCGTCTTCGAGTTCATCACGAAGGTCGCATTGGCGCGGTATTCCGCGTTCAGCGCATAAACGAGGTCGATGATCGAATCCGAGGCATTCGTGGCCGCGAAATCACCCGCCGCGCCCGTGGGCACATAGCCGAGCGATCCCCAGGCCCAGACGCCGTTGTCCACGGTGGTGTGGGTCAGGAAGCCCTTCGGCTTGTCCACGCCATCACCCGCCACGAAGGCCTGCGCCTCGGCCCGGGCGAAGCGGTCCGCGATGCGTTCGGCCAGCCAGCCCTCCACGTCGAAGGCACTGTCGTCCAGCAGGCGCTGGCTCGCCTTCGGCATCGCGGCAAGCTCGTGCAGCGGGATCGAGATGCGATCGATCTGCGGCGTCCCCGTCTCGGCAAGCGCCGCCGTCTCCGTCGCCCAGCCTGAACCGAGGTCCGTGTGGTCGACCAGAACGTCGAACGAGGTCGCCTCGACGTTGACCACGTTCGAGATCGAGCGCAGCGACGACGTCGCCTTCAGCACGCCGCGGATGCGATCCGATGTCTCGGGATCGACGAGGAACCCGCCGTCGGCGTTCACCTGCGTGTTCAGCGCCTTGCCTTCGAGGACAAGCCCGCGCAGACCGTCGTCATCGCCGGACCGCAGATAGGCCGAGAAAGCCTTCTTGTGCGGCACGTCGAGATCGACGGCGGTGGACAGCGCCGGACGACCGGCGGTGAAAGATTTGCGATCCAGCATGGTCAGTCGCTCTTCCTGTTGTTGCAGCTTCGATGTCATCTCGTCCTGAAAGCCCTTGAACTCGCTCAGAAACCCTGCGAGCGCATGCCTCACCTCCTCGGCCGGAGCGCCGGACACGACTTCCCCGGCCCGAGCCTTCGTCTCGGTCGTCTTCATTCCCATCACCTCACATCAGGGGTTGGTCGGGCGGGCCTCAGCGCCCCGCCAGCGTCCGGCGTGCCTCCTCGAACAGCGCCGCCAGGTCGCGCAACGTCTCCGCCCCGAGCGTCTCGCCCTTGGCGGAAACCCGCGCCTCGGGGAGCATCGGGAAGGTGACCAGCGACACCTCCCAGAGCTCCACTTCGCGAAGGAGCCGCTGCCCCTTCGCATCCTTTTCCGCCGTCACCGTGCGGTAACCGATCGACAGCCCGTCGATCGCGCCCGCCGCGACAAGGGCCGCCGCATCGCGTCCCTTCTCGATCTCGGTCAGGATGCGGCCCTTCACGCGCAGCCCCCGGCCGTCCTCGGCGATCTCGTCCCAGACCCCGATCGGCTGCGTCGCGTCATGCTGCCAGAGCATCCTGACGGCGCGGCTCTCCGCCTTCAACCGGGCCAGCGACTTGCCGTATGCGCCCGGCATCACCACGTCGCCGCCCTGGTCGGTCAGCCCGAAGAGCGAGGCATAGCCCTCGATCCGGCAACCCTCGGTCAGCGTGACCGCCTCGCCGATCCGGCAGAACTTCTTCTCCAGCCCGTATTCGCTTGTCATCATGTGCCCATTCCTACTTCGGCCCGAATTCGATCAGGGACTGCACCGCCTGGCTCAGGATCACCCCGACGACCCCGAAGACCGTCATCCAGAGCCGCTTTTCCACGCCGCCGACCATCGCCTCGATCCGCTCCAGCCGTTTCTCGACCGTCTCGAACTGCAAGGCCATGATCCGCTCTGTCGCCTCGAAGCGGTGCTCGTGTGCGCATTGGAAAGGCTCCTTGAGGTAGCGTGATCCCGGCCCCGCCATCGTCAACCCCCGGCTGCGAGCGGCGGGAGGCCGAGTATGCTGCGCTTCTCGGCATCGGTCAGGAACGACGCCTCGCCCACGCGCTTCCACTGCTGGTCGCGCTCGGCAGCCAGCGCCGGCACCTGATCGAGGTCGGGCCTGAGCTCCACCTGCTCGCCGAGATGGGTGGAAAGCCAGTAACTCACCGCCGCCGTGACGCGCGTGGCAAGCGGCAGCACCGTCACCCGGTAGAAGGCGCGGTTCGCCTCCTGATAGTTGGCATAGGTCGCCTCGCCCGGAATGCCCATCAGCATTGGCGGTACACCGAACGCCGTGGCGATCTCGCGCGCCGCCGCCTCCTTGGTCTTCTGGAACTCCATGTCCGAGGGACTGAACCCCATCGGCTTCCAGTCGAGCCCGCCTTCCAGAAGCATCGGCCGTCCGGCGTTGCGCGCGCCCTGATGGTGCATCTCCATCTCGTTCACCAGCCGGTCGTATTGGTCGCCGCTGAGCTGCCCCTGCCCGTCCGCTCCCTTGTAGACGATCGCGCCCGAAGGCCGCGCGGCATTGTCCAGAAGCGCCTTCGACCAGGCCGAGGCCGCGTTGTGGACATCGATCGCCACCGCCGCCGCCTGCATGGGCGACAGGCCGTAGTGGTCGTCCTGGGGATGGAACGACCTGATGTGCAGGACCGGATCGACCGGCCCTGCCATGTCGAACCGGTGCTTCCGTCCCCCGACGGTGTAGTCGTAGGCGACAGGCCAGCCATCCGCGCCGGGCACGAGACTCATCCGGTCGGATCTCAGCACATGCAGTTCGGTCGGCAGACCCGCACCGCCCACCGCCTCGACATAGCCATTCCCGCTGAGAAGGAGTTGGCCATAGAGCGCCTCGAAAAGCTCCGCCCGCCCCTGCCCCGCGTTCGGCCGCCGCATCAGGTCGATGACCGGATGAGCCTCATAGCGCCGTGCGCCGTCCTGGCAGACGAGCGGCAGCGCCGCCGCCGCCTCGGCGATAAGCTTCACCGCCCGGAACCCCACCGGATTGCCGGAAAACCCCGTCCGGGTCAGGCTGACCGTGTCGCGCGGGGACCAGATCACCCGGCCCGACGATCCCCAGGCGATCACCCGGCCCGTAGCCGAGGCCTTCTGCTCCGGCACCGCGCCCTCGGCGCGCCGGAAGATGTTCCATGCCATCGAATTCCTCCTCGCTGGGCCACCGCAAGCCAAGCTCCCGGACGGCGCCGGCTTTCATTGTGGTCCAAATACTCTCGGGGGGTGTTGGGTGGCAGACGCCTCCCCGCCCTCCGTCACAGACTCCTGACCTGCGGTCGCCGCCATTTCGCGGCCGGCTCCACCATCAGGTCCGTCAGCGCCCAGACGAGCGCGTCCACCCGGTCGGGCGATCCCTGCCCCTCATAACCCGCGACCGTCATCCGGCACATCTGGTCCTCGAGCGCGTCGAAGCCCCTGACGTGATGCACCCGCCCCTGGTCGTAGAGCGCGGCCACCGGTTCGGCCCGCGCGGTCTTCCCACGTGCGGCGCGCGCCGCGCGGAACGGCACCAGCGGGTCGATCTGCCGGACGACCGTCTCGACGAGATCGCCGCCCTGGTTGACCTCCGCCACAAGCCTGTCCGCGCCATGCCGGTCCATCGCCGCAATCGCCGCCCGCGCCCAGTCTGCCGGCGAGGCCGCCCGCACGCTCGCATCCTCCAGGACGTAGGCCCGCCAGTCCGTCGGCGGCCCCTCGGCCACGACGCCGGCCACGACGATCCCGCACTCGTCCGAACCCGCGTGCCCGGTGACCGGCGGATCGACCGCCACGACGATCCGGCTCAGCCCTTCCGGCGCCGCCTTGCGTCCGGCGTCAAGCCGCGCGGTGGACCAGAGCGCGCCCTCCGCATCTTCCAGCAGGACGCCGTCCAGTTCCTCGCGCGCCGTGCGGGTGCCGGCATAGCGCGCCCGTACCTCCTCGAGGAACGAGGCCGCCAGATAGGCGCGGTTCGCCTCGGTCGGCGCCTGCGTCAGCACCGTCGAGGGGTTCTTCAGGATCGCCTTCAGCACGCCCACGTTGCGCGGCGTCGTCGTCACCACCTGCTGCGGATGCTCGCCAAGCCTCAGCGCGAACTGGAGCATGTCCCAGCTCTCCTTCGCCTTCTTCCACTTGGCAAGCTCGTCGACCCATGCCGCATCGAACTGCGGCCCCCTGAGGCTGTCAGGATCGAAGGCCGAGTAAAGCTCCGCGACCGCCCCGTTCGGCCAGACAAGCCGCTTGCGCGTCGCCTCCCAGACCGGCTTGCGGTCGGGCGGCGAGCAGGCGAGTATCCCGCTCTCGCCAAAGACCATGACCTCGCGCGCCTGGTCGATCGTCTCGCCCACCAGCGCCACGCGCCGCGCCCGGCCCGGGTCGGCGGCACGCGCGCCCTCGACCTGGGCGCGCACCCACTCCGCCCCGGCGCGGGTCTTGCCCGCCCCGCGACCGCCCATGACGACCCATGTCCTCCATGCGCCCTCGGGCGGCAGCTGATGCGGCAGCGCCCAGAACTCGAAGAGCCACGGGAGCGCCATCAAGGCCGCGTCGCTGAGGCCGGCCAGGAAGGCGTCAACCGTCTCCGGCGTCGCGGAGGCGAGCCAGCCTGCGGCCGATCTCAACGCGGGCGGCGTCGAGATCGAGCGCCCGGTCGCCGCCGCCTCTGCCACCGTCTTCCTTGAGTTTCGCAACTTTCGCCCTTTCCTCGAACACGATCTGAAGGGCCGCGCGGAGGTCCCTGATCACCCGCACACCGTCCTTCAGGTCGCCCGGATCGCCCTTCCGCAACCTGTCCATCGCCGTGTGGATCTCCACGACGATCTGATCCAGAAGCCCCATCGCCTCGGTGACGAGGGGCCTCGCCAACGGCTCTCCGGCCGGTGTCTCAACGATCAT